GGAATGCATAACTCAAGGAGTAGCTACTAATGCCTCTTGATCCGTTTACTGGTCAACAACTTCCATATGGACCAGAACCAGTAGCTCCACTTCCAATGAGAATGATGGAGAATCTTCCTGGAATCACCGCTGGAGTACTGTTTAATGCCGGAAGAGGATCTAGAACGATGCTTGCCGGTGGCGGCTTCATGGATGACAGAAGATTTTTAAGAGGAAGAGCTGCAAGATATGGTGGATTCGCAAGAGGAGCAACCGCTCCAACTATAAATGACAGAGCATTCACTAGAATGGGTAGAAGAAGGGGTATAACTACTGCCCAAGGGGCGATGAGAGACCCATTTATTCGTGGAGCTAGAGTTAACAATTTAACCGCAAGACCCAGAGCGCTTGGTAGATTTAGTTCACTTAGCGTTTTTAGTGCAGCAGAATCTGGAACATATTCCTATGCTGGAGGAATTAGGGCCTTAGGTAAAATGAGATATGGCCCATTAGGTAATTTAGCCGATTCAGTTGGTGCAGCTGAGGGACAAGCTATTTTAGGTCCTGGCCTTTTTTCTGCTATTAGAGCAGGATCTTTCGCTGATAAGTATGAAAGAAAAGCTTTGGCAGGAAATAAAAGAGCACAAATGAAACTTGGAAAAATAGATCAAACTATTAACAGGTTAGCGACCATGAATAATCCTTCTTTATTAAAAGTAGGAGTATCTCCAGCTGGACCAGTTGTTCAACGGAATATCTTACAGCAAAGCCGCATCACTAACTCCCCTAGAGAGAGGTGGACTAAGTGCAGCAGAGTACGTATCTTCAGTATCTCAAAATCCAATTAAATATACTGCTTCCGCAACCTCTGCTCTTGGTCCAGCGGGAGCACCTGCTGTTAGTCAAGTGGGCCTAAGAGGAAATCTTCTAGTTTCCGCTTTACCAGGTGCTGGAACTCAGCAAATGGGAGGCTTTACTAGGGCTGCAATGGGCTTTGCAAACGCCGGTGGTCTGTCATCAGCCGCAGAGAAGGGTGCTCAAAGAGCTCTTTCAAGAACAGCTACTGGATTAGCTGAAGCATTTGGTAGATCGGCTACTCATTATGGAATTGAAGGTGCAGAAAGAGTATTGTCTGGAGGTTTAGTTAAAACTTTAGGTAGAAAAGGAGCATTTCAATTTGCTACATCTAGCGCTTCTGGAGCAATGGTTACAGCAGCACGTGGTGCAGGAACTGCATTAAGATTTGCCTCACCAATAGGTACGGCCATGTTAGTCTATGATTTGGCTAAAATGGGTGGCGAGATAATTAAAAGTGGTATAAACTTAGCTAGAGATGCAGAAAAATCTCTTCAAGGATCTTTTGGAAAACCAACTTTTGGAATGGGATACAGAGATACTGAAGCAGCTGCAACATCTAGGTCTAGAGGAGTGATGGCTATACAGAATTCTCGTTTAAACGCAAGATCCGCTCTTGGTTCAGAAGCGGGAATGATGGCTGCACATTTTGGATAGTTATGATTTTAGATAAAACAAAAGATTTTAGAAAAAAAATATCAGAATTACCAAGAGAAGAAATATTAGAAATTCTTAAGGATCAAGATCCAGAACTTCTCAAACAGGTAAATAGAATAGAATGGGTTTTTAAAAATAAACTCTCTCACCTTAACTGGAACGATGGAAGTCCCGTAACAAATAGAGACCTAACTAATGAAGAGTTATCTCTTTTGATAGATGAGCCTTTTGAGCTAGATAAAGAACTTTTAGAAATTGGAATTAGCGGAGAGCATCAAAGGCAAATACATATAGCTAAGGATCCAGTTGTTTGGTCTAAACATTTTTTGAAAGTAAATCCAAGAGTATATCAAATACTTATTCTTCGTCATCCATCTCTTAGAAAAGTATTAAGAGCAGGTCGTCGTCTTGGTAAAACATTTACAATGGCAATAAATCTTCTTCACTATAGCTATACGCATAAAGATGGAAGATGCCTGGTGATTGCTCCAATGAAAACGCAGGTAGAACTTATCTACCAAGAAATTCTTAGAATTGCAGCAAAAAATGAGATAGTGATGAATTCAATAACAAGAAAAGTCACATCTCCACAATTTATGATTCAATTTTCAAATGGATCTACAATTAGATTCTTTACCTCAGGAATGAGGTCTGGTCGGAAAGTCTGACGTAGCTCGTGGTCAAGAAGCACATCTTATTATTCTTGACGAAATGGACTACATGCATGCTGATGACCTAGATGCATTGTACGCAATGTTACAGAAGACAGCTGAAGATCAACCAGATAAAGTTTTGATGGGCGCTTCTACTCCAACTGGTAGAAGAGAAAGATTCTGGGAATGGTGCAACAGTAATAGATTTAAAGAATTTTGGTTTCCATCGTATTGCAACCCATATTTCTCTAAAGATCAAGAAGATGAATTTAGAGAACAATATTCAGAATCTGGATATAGGCATGAAATTGAAGCAGACTGGGGAGAAGATTCAGAAGGTGTATATCCAAGAAAATATGTTGATCGAGCTTTCATATTTCCATCATGGCATTATAATCCGGAACTAGTTTCAGCTAGAAGTTTTCATACTATTGGCGTTGACTGGGACAAATATGGTGCTGGAACAAATATTGTTGTAATCGAAGCATGTGCAGAAAATTACGAAGAAGAAAGATTTAGGAATAAAACAAGAGTGGCTTATAGAGAAGAGATAATAAAATCAGAATATACTCTTACAAAAGCTGTAGATAGAATTGTTGAATTAAATGCAATATTTAATCCAAAACATATATATGTTGACAGAGGGTTTGGTGAAGTTCAGGTTGAATTGCTTCACAAAAAAGGTCTTGATGATCCTAGAAGTGGTCTAAAGGAAAAAGTTAAAGGAATAGCCTTTGGTGAATCAATAGAAATACGAGACCCATATACAAAGATGCTCGTTAAAAAAGAAATGAAACCTTTTATGGTTGACAACTTAAGACAGTACCTAGAAAGAGAAGCTATTCTATTTCCAGAATCAGATGAAGAACTATATCTTCAGTTGATATCATATGTTGTTGTTCGTACAACTCAAACTGGAAGACCAGTTTTTGAAGCTGCTGGATCAGTTATGGATCACGCACACGACGCTCTGATGTTAGCGTTATTAGCTATAACTCAAAATTATGGAGAGTTCTCCAGAGCAAACTATGCTACTAACACAGAATCTTTCTCTAATACATTTTTCATGCCTAAGAAAAATACAGTGCAAGATTCTGATGATAAAAATTCAAAAGTAATAATTTCTGAAAGGACATCAGCTTTAAAACCAGGTGGATTTTCAAGAAAGAAAAGTCAGACAAAAATATCTAGAAAGATGTTCTGATTAAAATGTCGATAAATAATATTGAAAAAAATTACGAAAATAACTCAAATGTTTTTGTTGGTGGTTCTAAGAATTTTGATGAAAGAACAGGAACCTATAAAGGCGGAGATAGTTCTACATCTCATTTTGAAGATTCAACAAAACAAGCCGAACAACTTTTTAGAGAAAAACTTTCTACTTTAGTTCCATCAAAAGCAGACTATGCCCTAAGGGAAGAATATTATGTTCCGCTAAATCACCTAAAACAAGAAGTGGAACAAAGTATATTTGTTTATAATCAAATTATAGATAATATAGATTCTATTATGAATCAAATAAATGTTGATTATCTTAAGGATGCAAATCTCGAAGAGTCACACAAGATGCTATGGAGAGAAGTAGTAAAAAATAGCGGCATAACAACCGAATATCTTATCGCAACTGACAAAGATGATCGAGTTTATGTCGGTGGATCTAAATTCTTTGATGAAAAAACAGGAAAATACAAAGATGCAAATACTCTTTATCCTGATCATATTTCATTTGAAGAATACCTTTATGCACAAAGGTCAATGTCAGTTACCGCAAGGAGACTGGTAAAAGAATATGAGAGATTAACATCTCATTCTGTGTTTTCGTATTTATTAAATTTAAGACAATTAATTTTATTTATTTTAAATGAATTATATGAAATAAGAGAAATATTAACAGATTTATTTGGGGAGGATTATGAAGACGACTCGCAAAAACAAATTGGTGTACAACTCGACTCGTGGACAAAGATGTCGCTACACTACGCGCAACGCATTGCTGACACAATCACAGCAACGCCACAAGGAATCCCTGTTGCCGAAGTGGATAAAATCTCTGAAAAGCAAGCCGTTGAATTCCAAGCGTTTTTTGCGATTAGATTAGATGCAGTAAACGATGAAGTAGATAGTATTCTTCAATCAATTAAAAGAGATTTAGTTGATAGTTCAGAAATCTTTTATAAAAGATATTTAAATCAAGCAATAAGATTTAAAAATAAAATAGTTAATTCTATGGAGATAGATTATCATACAACTAGCTTTTCTTCAGCTGCACCATTTTTGACCGAAGAATTATTAGTGGCTACAAACGTTATGAATGCCAACTTTGGAATGATTCTGACAGACATGATAGAAAGATATATGTCAATAAATTCAAAAATGGATGAAATATTGAATTTGATATCAGATAAAAGGAAATATTCAAATTATATTTTTCAACTCGCAGTAAAAGGAAGGCCAAAAAAGAAAATAGTTAAACAAATTGAGTATGATCAATATATTCCAATATTCAAGTCAGCAGTTAATAATATTACTGTTGAAAGCGACCTAGTTTCTAATCATGCAAGTTTGGATAATCTTGAAGATGATCATCATCCTCAATATTTGAAAAAAGATGGCGGATCAATAACAGGAGATATATTTGTAGAAAATTCTGCAAAAATTGATGGAGTGCACTTATCCACACACGCCCATAGCGGCGCAGATGGTTCTGAAAGAATAAGATCTGTTGACATTGATTATCAGTCCGCTCAGCTTCAAGCAGAAGCTTTTGTGATTAGGCCAATATCTTTGGCAATTAATTCATTGATTACTGATATAATCGATGGCGGAGTTCCAGTGGTTGACATGGTTCTTGATATTAATGTAGACGATGAATTTATCTATGATTTAGAATACGAAGTAATAGTTGCTGAGGTTGATTAATGGCTTGGTTTAGATATCTAAAATACGGGGAAATAACTTCATCATCTGTTCAATCAGATAATTACCAATATCCAAATGTTAGAAGAAGAATTAACTTTCCTGCTCCATATCAAGATATTGAGCAAAATACATGGATATTTATTGATATATTTGATCTTAATATAGATAAAATTGTTAACAGTTCATTATCTGAGGAGTCACAAGAAAGATCATACATTGTAGTATATGAAAGTAAGTCAAATGATGAATATGTTTACAAGCCAGTAAATAGCATAATATCTAATGGAAAACTTTTTTTTCAAACGGCAGAAAAACACTATAAAGATGTTGAATTAACAAAACAATACTCTATATATTATAAAACAAAAGATATTAAAAATATTGCATCTACCACAAATGGGTCTTTGGAAGATTATGTATTAGTCGATGAAGCAGATTCTGAATTTCCTGTCTCATCGGTTAACTATCAAGATTATTACACAAACATAAATGTTAACGACGTTTCAAGATACAGTATTTCATTTCTTAATGATAATGTCGACTGGAAAAACGCAGTATCAGCTCAACCAGGCGCTATAGCAGTTGGCAATTTCACGGGACCTGATTTTAAATTATTCTGTTCAAAAGGTCCAGAGTATGGAATCTTAAAATTAAGAATTATAGGTTTATCTTCGGACGCAACTCCAACATCTGAAGTAGTTGTTGATTGGCATGAAATAGATTTATATGATTCGAATTATTCTGATAATAATGAAGTATACTATAATGATACGTTAAATTATAGAAAATATATCTTTGAAATAAGATCAGATTTTGAAAAAAATCCGTTATCTTCAGATGGAAAAGTAAAAATCAATAAATTTTCTTATCTTCCAGATTATGATTTGTTAACGTATTCGGAAGAAATAAGTCCATTTCTTTTAACAAGAATTATAACCATTGTCAGGTAATTATGGGTACAATCAAGAAAAAAATAGAAAATTTAAAACCACGGAAAAAACTATCTAGTAACAGTTAGAGCAAAAAATCCAGATGTAAATGTATATTCTGATTTTGCGGAATCGATACTAGTATCTATACCAAAAGATCAAACAGTACCTGATTACCCTAAAAACTTATCACTGTACGCTTCTTTTGAAACTGTTATGTTTGTTTTCGATGCAAACGAAGAAATAGACATAAGTCAGTACGAATATGAGCTTTACAATTCTGGAACTGTTAGCGGAACATATCCTAATAATACATTTTCCGAACAACCTGTTTCCACGGGTTTTTCTGCATCGAATGTATTTACCGTATCAGTAACGAATAGCACAAAAAACGATGCTGGAGTTGTGACTTCAAGAAGTTACATTGGAAGAGTCAGAGCAAAAGATACATCTGGAAACCCTAGTGTATGGTCTCCAGTTGTTCAAACTGATAATTCGACTCCATTAATTTCTAGTCAAGTAGTTGATACTCTCACTGCGTCAAAGATAACAGCTGGAACCATAGGTGCGCATACAATAACAATGGCTGGTGCTAATTCAATTATAAAATCAAGCACTTTTGATGGAACCGCAGTTGGAGATGGTAGCTACAGTGGTGGAACCCAAGGTTGGTTAATTAATGGTTCTGGAAAAGCATATTTTTATGATGCAACGATAGTTGGAAGTTTGGATATTGGTGGATTTGATTCCGGATCATTTCACGTAGATACATCTGGAAATATGTGGCTTGGCTCTGGCAGTTTTAGCACTGCACCATTTAAGGTTAGCAGTTCCGGATCAGTTACCTCAATAAATGGCACAATAGGTGGATTTACTATATCGTCAGATAAATTATTAGCTGGTTCTGGATCCAATCAAATAACCCTATCAACAGGAATCTATAATGCTACGACTAATCCAGATGAATTGGTGATAGCTGTTGGAGGAAATCTCAGTGCGGGTTTTGGAGTCCCTTTTGCAGTAAACTCGTCCGGAGTCATGAATGCAAACGTAGCTACAGTGGGACCATTGCAGCTGGACTCATCTGGTTTAACAAGTCAATATTTTAATTCTGATAATTATATTAGATTGAATACATCAGGTGATTTTTATAAAAATGCAAAAAGAGGCACATACTACTATCTAACCTACATGTTGGGAGAACTTCTTCAAATTAAAAGAACAAATAATTTAGGAGTTCCAACTGGATCTGGTGCATTTTTTGGATATTATTCTACTCCTGACGATATAAGGATAGTAGTCAACGCAGTATCATCTCCCTCTTATACTTCTGGTGCATACGTTGAATTGAATTCTTCTGGACAGATAGTCGCCTCATCTTCAGTCAGTGCTGGGTCACTTTATTCTAGTGGAACAACTGTTTCTCTTGGCGAAATACAAAAAACAGATGGGACAAGAACAAGGGCGAGAATAAATAATGATTCACTGTTATTCTGGAATTCAACTGGAGGACAAAAATCTGAATACTCAGCTACTGGTTTCTATGTAGACTCAGGAACATGTAATGGAGACTTATCAGTTACTTATATAAGTAGTAATATAAAAATGAAATCAAGTCAAATATGGATGCATTATCCTGGTGGAGATATAAATAGTTTCACATCATGGACTGCATTAATAGACAGTAATTGGCTTCCAGGACCTAATCCATATACTAGATGGGGTATTATTAGAGATGGATGGGCTGGCTATATTGAGCAATTTTATTCAGGCAACTCCTATTCAAGCAGAACTATCGTGGGCGCTTCAGATAAAAGGGTTAAAGACAATATTCTTTCAATTAATACAGCGATAAATCCTCTTGAAATTGTAGAAAAAATTGAACCAAAGATATATGACTATTTACATTATAAAACTAAAAAATTGGATAAAGATGGCAATGCAACGGAAGAATGGAATGATGCGCCTAAAAAATTTGGTTTTATAGCACAAGATTTGATAGAAATTTTAGGAGAATACAAGGATCTTGTTACAGATGAGATTATTGATCCAAGATATGATTTTCCAATTTACGCAACAGAAGATAGGGCAATGATTGCAATCTTATGGGGAGCGGTAAGAGATCTTTCTGATAAATTAAAAGAAATAGAAAACAAATAATAGACTTATAGGAAAATATAAATGTATATCTACGCATCGTATCCAGATTTTGAAAGTGCAAATTTTGTACTATATTTTTCTTCAATAGGAAAAATAAAAAAACCAAGAGCAGGATTTGTTGATCTTCAAAAAGCAAAAGATTTATATGGAAAAAACTCTTGTATTATAAGGATATCAGTTAATCCAGAAGCTCAAGAAGATATATCAGAAAATATTAATG